CCCGCTTTCAGCCACGAACACACGCTTGGCCGCAACTCCACGCTTGAACTTCACACGCTCTGGACTACTTTCCGCAACACCACAATTACGATTACGCAAAAACCACCACAAAAAGCCTCCAATCGAACCCAAAACACCAACAACTTTCAACCAAAAAGCTGCTCGAGGATGGGACTGTAACCACGTAACACGTTGATTCTCCACTTCAGAAACGGCATCAAACCATTGATCCTCTTGAAGCCCCGGTATAGACGAAACCCGGGACCGCACCCCCACGCGAGTACCTGTCACACGCGTTAGAAAATCTCCAGCTGTTTCAGGCGTATCCACTCCAATGTCCTTAAGCATAGTGTCAAAACCACGCGTCAACTTAGGATTCACACAATCACCAAGCACAACAAGACCTTCAGCTACTTCACGCACGACGCGTTCCACGCCAACTGCAGGCAACATCTGAACTTCCATCTCTCGTTGCTCATACTCGCGACGCACACGATCAACAATATTATCACGCGACAAGGCTCCCATCATCTTTTCTTCACGCTGCATGTGCTTCGCATAATCTTTCATAAAATACACAAGCAACTCTTCAACCGTCAACTTCAAGGTCGCGCCCTGTGCTCGCAAAGGATCCATCAACTGAAAATCAACATGGGACCAGTTATCTGAATCTCTGCTCTCATCACGCAATCGCCACTTCATGGGATCTGACTCACCTGGGTTTAGAACACAACCAACACGAGGTATCATTTTGATAACCATTTGCCGCCGCCGCATAAACGCCTCTCCCGTTCGAATAGAAGTCGACGTATCAGGATGCGACTCATTCGACAACAACAACACAAGTTTCGAGTTCATTGCAGTACCTTTAATACCAACATTGGGATCATCCAAACTCGCAAACTCTGGAAAGAAAGTATTATTCGATAACACTTGGATCATCTCTTCCACATCCGTAGCCAAAATCGACTGATGAAAATCGTCACACAACACGGCAAATTGGCGTTTGTAACCATCCCAGAACTTCGCTGTAGAATTCCGAGCATAAACCTTCATGTCACTAGCAAGACCTGTAGGACACACCGCATTAACCAAAAACCGAGCAAAAGACGACTTACCCACACCAGGCGATCCATACAGATACACACAATACGGAGTAACACACTGACCACTCGCACCACGCACCGCCAAAACGAGCTTCTTAGCTTTCTCCAAACGCACAAGATACCGGTTCAAAAGATGAAACAACTTAGAATCAGGAAACTCCTTAGCAACGGTCGTGGCCATGTCAACTATCAGTTTACGCCCGCGCACGTCAAGGGCCAACACTTTATTCTGCACCTCGACATCACTCAACAACAACTCGGGCTCCATGGTTGCTTCATCAACATCCTTCAGCCACTGCTTACACACACTGTTAACACCAAGCTCCACAAAAAGCCTTTCACTAGGACAAAGGTAACACATCCAATTACGGACCGCATTGGGCAACATCTCGACAAAATAATCCACGAGATCACCCAAATGACCGGCTGCAGGAATAGCATAATTGAACGTTCGAAGCATATCACCAACGTACTTCATCCCATCCTTACTGGGCAACGAACCGGTCATCAACGTACCCACCAATGCAGTAACTAGCGTAGGCAAACTCCGTGCTTGTATTCCGGCCTGCGCAGTACCTATGTTACGGACAGAATCACCTTGATTTGGTTCATTCGACAAAAACTGCCCCACATACTCTACAC